ATAACAGAAATCACCGAATGCATTACGAAATCGGGGGTTTTTGATAACCACCCCTTCACCACGGTCGCCAAAGGATGACTTGCCTACTAGCTCATTTATTTGTTCAATCGTAGGACGTTCAAACATGCCGTGATAGGGGACCGTGTCGATACTATATTGCTCACCCACTGCAATAACCTTGTCCGCATCCATAAAATCATCACCCACTAAAATGTCGAATAGGTAAAATTTGCGATATGCCGTTTCATTGTACGCAATCGTATGCCGAACGAGCCACTCACCATATAAACGATGAGAGGGGTTAGCCATGAGATAGGACACAATACCCTCATGGGTACGGACATAATCGCAAAAACCGTTAAATGAGCCTTCAGTCACGTCATTATTACGAGAACCCATACGGATCGATCCATCTTCTTCCATCCAAATAGATGTATTAGCACCGTCAACTTTTTCCTGTATATACACAATCCCATCAAGAATACCGTCTGTCTCTTCTTTTCCTAAACGATGTATTTTCTCATATGTACGAAATGGCATAGGTCATTTTTTAGAAGTTAAATGCCAGGCACGGCATTGAGGACAGGGATAGATCCGACGGGGAATATCCCGTGCACGTGTTTTTTTATGTAAAAAGTTCTTCATGTACAGCGCGTCAGCTTTGCTGTACTTCTTTTTTAAGCATGGGGACATACATACCTAAGGCGTGAGAAGGTTGTTACACACCGCAACCACTTGAGTGACATCAAGGTCATCTACTCTTTGTTCAAAAATAGTCTCCTTTTTGTCGTATGATTCCTTCGTTGACTCTGCCAAAATCCTTTCAATAGTCACAATATAACGCATAGTGGTAGCGATTATTATTTATCCATCAACTCATCGAAATATAAATACAAACCTAGCATGGTACCAACAAAGATACCCATACCGATCTGACCAATGATATTCAGGTAGGGGTTAGGAGAGGTCCAAAAGATCAAACCAAGAAACGCTGACAACACCACAAAGTGTCGCCATTTGTGATGCGTTTACACTGACAATGAAAACATCGCATACATCATTTTAAAATGAATCAAGGGGTCTCCAGAACATATACACCATTGAGTTGTAACTGACTGCCTTAAAATAACGGAGTTCACGATGAAATTCCTCAGCAGAAAGCTTCCCTTCATCATAGGCGAGTTTTAATGCGTCGAGTCGTTTCATGCGATAAACATACACCTCACTATTTCGAAAATGAATAATAATGCTGAGCCATAAGACAATCAGGACAACTATTAGTAATATCCCTAATAGTACATTCATAGAATTAACATATTACGTCTTTAAGAGTACATGGATCAATGATATTACCATCCCTACCGTCCTGCGGGAGCGCTGAGCGGTTTTGTACGCCGCTCTGTGTTGTGGGGCGCGCATGAGCACCAACGAGTAGGGACAGAAATATAACAGTGATAACGAGCAACCCTACAATAAATACGATCATTTCTATTTTGATGTTTATTTTATCCATACGATTTAAAAAGGGATTGTTTCAAGACCCGTTGACTCCCGTTCTTCGACAGGGTCAGGGGTAGCACCGACGATACGACGTGACATGACATACTCAACAATACCGTCAATGACGTGGTCAATCTGCGGGGTGATAGCAATAGGCTTCTTTTCAGCGATGAGACCCTTAAGAATCTCAATAGTAACCCCAAAGCGTACCTTACCGCGTGCTTCTTCCTCGAAGTTGCGTCCACCAGAGGGCGCTGGGGCCACAGGACGGGGTGCTGACGGCGTTTGAGGCGCTGCTTGCACCGTTTGAGCCTGTACAGGTGCAGTAGCACCACCAGAGGGCAAAGAGACCATATAACGGAGTTTCGTTTTACCATTAACGTAATCGGGGACCATGGTAATGATAATAGTGGAGTGCCCTGCATTGATAAAGTGCTGTATTTCACCGTAATGCTCATCCCCATTTATCCAATATGTGTGCTCAACCGCGTTAAACAACACATCAGCAGGCCAAGACGGTCCAAACTCGCCTTGTTTGACAGGACCCACCCGTTGGAACGTCACCGTGAGAGGGACATTAGCGTTTGCTTTTAATACGTTATTAAACAGAGGTTTGACTTCGTATGCCATAGATTAGTGATTACATTTCTTACACTTGTCTTTTTTATCTTGTTCCGCTTTTTCGAGCGTTTGCTCGTATGTTCTACATGCAGCCTTTACCACTCGTAACAGATCAGCCTGGGAACGGAACAACTGATACATCATGATCGCCACCTGCTTACCCGTTGCCTCTAACTCAACTTTTCCTGTTGTACCCTCTTCGTCAATATCGATACGCATGTACGCACCTGCTTTTTTTTCCATAGGGGAGAGATAAATAATTAGTCGTTGTTTTCTTTGTGTGCGTCATACGCACGCTCACCGTCACATTGACGCTTGTCACAGGCACCACAGCCATCCTCAGGAGTCTCATGACAATCATGATCCTCACCATGCACCGCTGCATACGTCTCTTCTGCGTCATCACACGCCTCGGTCTCCATACGTTCCTGGAACTCGTCGATCATTCCCATAAGGGAGTCAAGGTGGTCCTGGGCACGAGCAATGGTGCGCCCTGTGTTAGCGGCCTGGAGCCATAGCTCATCAAGACCCTTTTTCATATTCATACTTCTATCGTTAATTATTAGCTTTTTTAGGGCGCGGCACGTTGAAGTACGGTGTTTTGCACTTAGGGCACAACCGTACATCAGATTGACGCGGAAACCATCTATGACCACATCGTAAACATTCAATTGTTGTTGTCTTAACTTTCATACCTACAGTATACCCTATAAGTAAGTTACGTCAAGTAAGCAAAAAGCCCCTAAATCACGGGGAAATAGGGGCCTGCAAATAAGTTGTGCACTATCAGGGTAAAAGGAATCGAACCTACTGATAGCGAGAGTATTCACTTCCTTTATGTTCTTTCCTGTGGCAATTAGCACATAATAGTATGCACTTTGTTGCTTCTTCTTGAATCTTTTTTACGCTGTAACCATGATTGATGGCGGTGCCTAAACTAAATTCTTTCGTGCGTCCATCTACATGATGAAAATCTAAGCAAACAGGATCAGTCTCTGTGCATCTTTCACACTTTTTATTGTTTTTTAAGCTTTTTAAAAATTCGAGTGTTCTGATCTTTCTTTCTTTGATTCGTGCTTGTTTCTTTTCTCTGTTTGCTTCGTACCATTTTTTGTTATAAGCACGATTGTGTTCTAGTTGTTTTTGCTTATCTTTATACGGCATATAGTTTTTATCAAGGTAGGACGAATCGAACGTCCGACTAAAGTATCCAAGACTCCTGTGATGCCACTTCACCATACCCTGTATTACAAAAAGACTCTCCCTTTGTTCCTCCACCCCTTAAACCAGGGGAATCCGACTACCGCACCACAGACTTGCATACCTAAAAGGGAAATCAGATGCATTGCTGTAGTGCACGGTGAGAGGTGGCCACCCTCTAAGAGTATTGATCAATCTGTTGCACTGCTTTGATCACTCTGGTATTACGCGAGGCGATCCTTTCGGACCCGCATGCTTGTACGTAATCATTCTGCCCATTAAGGCAACCGCATGAGGTTTTTCACAGGCACGTTTTACGTTCTTGCCTGTACACAACGGGGTTTGATGATAAACAAAAAACCCACTGAACTGAGAGGGTTGCAAAGGCCAAACTTATGCCTTGGTGATATGCTCACCTCCCACTCAATTCAAAGGGTTTGAAAGTTTGTTTATGCAATGGCAACTATAACATACTTATTTTTCTTTTGTGTAGTGGATAACTTTATTGCGGGGGTCGGATTCGAACCGACGACCTACTGGATATGAGCCAGCCGAGCTGCCAGACTGCTCTACCCCGCGTTAAATAACTCCCGTATAGAAAGGAATATAGCACATATTGTGCCTACTGACAAGAATAACCGCCAGATGATTCGTCGCAGGAACTTACCATCCTGCCAGTAGGTCAATACCTTATCAAACACAGTGATTATAGGGGAGATATCCACTCTTAGCCCCTCAATAGCGTTCGTATTGTTGGTTAAAGCCACCTGCATCGTGTCAATGCGTTCATGGATAAGTCGGTGGTCGTTGTGGGACTTTTCTATATGGTCCCGTAAAGACACGGTTTCAGGCATATCATTTGTTTTCAGGAGGGATATTTAAGCCCTTTTGGCCGAAATAAAATCCTACGATGAGCGTGGCAAGGCTTGAAAACAACGCAACAAAGGATGTAACGACGTTCGCGTCGTGGATGTTGGTGAGTACAATGGCCGTCGTAATGACCACCAGGTCCAGCACTATGATCGCAAGAACGAACTTTGTTGCCGAATTTAAAAAGTGTTTCATAGTATTAAAACTTACCCTTTAAGCGTGATTCACGTTTTTTATGACGCCAGGTAAACCACTTACGCTTGATGTTATTACCGATAATGCGCCAGATAAGAGCAGTGTATTCGGTCGTATGGTTATTATATAAGAGTTTTCGTTGTCCCTGGAAGGGGAGTAACGCCCTCTTTGAGTACGATAGACCCATCAGCTCGTTTGATTGTCTGATCGGGACGGTATCGACTCAGGTGTCGGGGGTCCGTAATCTGGTACACAGTGCCGTTGAGCAAGTCAGCAGCCCAGGTATCAGAGAGGTGGTATCCATAACACGACTTACGCGCAAACTTACGATGGGGATTGATATGTGCCTTGGTAATCCCGTATTCCTTGGATTTGGCATTTAAAAGCGATTTAAGAGCCTGTACCTGCGCATCCGTTGGTTTGGTGTCATGACCATCGTCGAACCATCCAGCGAGGCAAATTCCAAGACTGTAGGGGTTCTGTGCGGCAGCATGCCAGCGTATTTCAGAATCCTTTGCACATTGGATGACTCTGCCTGATGCTTCGATGAAATAATGATAGGTAATGTACCAGCCCAGAGATGACTTCGCAGCACGTGCTCCGCCTCCCCAATCTTTATCGCGGTGATACCGATCCACCGCTTTTGCGGTGGTGGTATCCCTATCACTGGCCGTGTGATGCACGATGATCTCAGTGATCTTTCGCATACTATTGTGCAGCTTCTACCCCTTCCGTAGGCTCATCAGCAGATGCGGAATCGCCAGGTACTTCTGGGATAACATCATCTTCAACAGGCTGCTCGGCAGCAGGAGTGATAGAACCGTCCTCATTAACGACAGCACCTGTTTCTGTTTCGTACTCTTCTTTTGAAGACTCCTCATACCCGTTTGCGAGGTAGTCAGCTTTCTTCGCGTCAAACTCTTCTTGTGTCTCCGCATCAATAGCAATGACGTTGAAAGGGTACTCACCTTCAGGGAGCTCTCCACTTTTACGCTGCTTCAAGAATCCGAATACTGCCATAGATTTGTGCAGTTAATAATTAAGTACTTACTATTTTAACAGAAGTTGACGCAAAGCCGCCATCTGTGTCTCCGCATTTACTCCCTTCACGGCATTTATTCCTTTTACCAGAAGGTTCCCAAAGTTTCGATTACCGACGTCCTGTGCAACGCCAACCCCCTTAGTGATGGCACCTGAGACACCCTTTTCAACGCTACCCGCTAATGCACGCGTTTGATTGGTACCGAATAATCCTTCAAGTAAGTCAGAGAAATACACCTGGTCCACGAGAGATACGTTTTTGTTGTAGCCCGTTGCTTTTGCAGTATTTTCAACCTTTAAGGCAGTATTTAATACATTACCTGAGGCATTACCCAGCATACGGTTTCCTACCTCACCTGCCTTAAGATTAAGCATATCACCTGACTCATCCGACCATTTCCGACCAATACTGGAATAGAAGTCATCCAAGGAATCAATGATCTGCGCGTATTTCGTAGCGTTAGCACCGTATCCTTTAGGGTCCAGATCCACTAATGTCTGACGTAAACCGCCGCGTACATCATTACCGATAGCAGCGGCACGCGTGGTAAATACGTTGCCTTTTTTACCCAGATCAAGCTCATCAAATAATGATTTGACCATAAGGTCTATTTGTTTTGGTGTTTTGTTGACTACAAAGTCCTCAGGTAACACATCACCAAGAGCCTGTGGGCCAATCTGACTGGCACGACGCTGTAATACACTATTAGCAATCGTTTGGAGCTCATCTCCTGACGCGGATGGCTTAAGTTTGTCGAATAAGCCTTGCAATAACGCCTGGTCTTTTGACCCTGATGCCGTATCAAAGATCGAATCAGCAAAGTCCAGCTTACCGTTGTAGTCCACCTTGACCCCCGAGTCATCCAACTTACTGACAAAATCAGAGAATACATGCGCCACATTTTGCGGCTTGTCAGGCATTGCCTTAATAGCATTACCCAACTCAGCGCCCACTTCCTTTTTGACATTCCACAAATGCTTTACCTGATCTACCCATGTTTCACCTGTAACCACCTCAGGGCGTGCCATTACCGCATCTTTACCACGAGCTGTTAGGCCTGTCTTTTTGAGATCGAGCATACGTAGTGCAGCAGCTTTATCCTCAGGACTCATCACCGCAACATAGGCAGCATCCTCAGGGGCGATATCCTTACTCACCGCCTGCTGAAATTGTTTACTTTGTTGCGATAACAGCTCACCGTTTTTCCATGCTTGTAGCTTTTCAGCAGCTTTACGGACGGTATAGCCGACTGCACCACCAACACCTCCCAATACACCACCTGCAACACCACCAACAACACCCCCAATACCACCTGCTATTGCGGTCTCTCCAACGGTAGGTGTCTTATCTTCAACTAACCGCGTACCAGCACCACCGAGAGCCCCAGAGACAGCACCAGACCCAGCACCTTGGAGAAAGCCCTGCCAAATAGCACCACGGACAGTGTTGACCGCAACGTTTTTGAAGAGATCAGACGCTCCAATCATCGAGCCCAGCTGTGCAGCCCGACCCCATGCTTCAGGAATCGTATCAATCGTGTTTGTTTTACCACCTGTCCATTTACCGCCAGGAATATCAAAACCCTCTGCAAACGCACCTGTCTCACGATTACGCGTGTCTTGCAATTCGGCTGCTTTCTTTTTGTCACCTTTAAGGTTTGCCATGCCAATCTCACCTGCACGTAAGCCTGTGTTGAGTGTTTCACCAGCAAGCGTACCTAATGCCCCAAATACTTGTGCGGCACCAGAGGTAACCCCCTGAGCAAGACTCTTGAAAAATCCTGGCTTTTTCTCGGCAGGTGCATTATTGGGAGATGCAGGGAACGGCGAGGAATACGGCGTACCTCCCATAGGACGCCCTGACGCATCAGCAGTGGGACCCGTTGTATTTTGTGCCTCACGATTAGCGCGAATCTCTGCCAAGGTCATACGCACACGTTCTGTTTTTTGTGGGTCTTTCAAACGATCAATATACGTCCCCCCGACATCATGCATGAGAGAATCGACAGATTGTCGATCAATAAGGGGGGCATATTTGTTATAAATGCTCCCTTTTTCTTGTGTAGTTGCCATATTAAGCAAGTTTAGTTAAAGCTTGGTGTAACTCACCATTTGCCCCGAAGAAGCGGTTATATACCGACTTCTGGACATCAGGAGTGCTACGCGCAAATTGCTGACCGCCCGACCAGCGATCACGATAGATTTGGGTGATAATCTTACTTTCAGGCGCGTCAGGTCCCAATCGTCTAAATACATTTGCCACGATATTTGTATTAGGACCATGCTGGACGGCAGTTGACCAAATAACGTCTTTCATAACAGGCGATAACCTATTTACATCAATGCCAATCCCCTCCAATTTCTTTGCCTGAGGTTCATAGTGAGTCCGCTCAATATAATCATGTTGCAGTGCCTCGAATCCATCAGGGTCCATCTTTGCAATTTCCTTCCACTTCTTCTGAAATGTAGCGGAATCAGGGGAAAGACCATCAAAGTATTTTGCATATGGTGTCTGATCAATAAACGTCTTAGCACTCCCATGTGCCAATTGATAGGTCCCAAACGAATACCCTCCTGTATTGTCGTAACCGATAGCACCAGGATCACCGCCTGACTCAAATTTCTGAGACAGCGAACCTATTCCGTCATTTTTTTTTTCTCGACCCATTGCTGTGTCGCCGAGTACTGCGGTTAAGTCTGCCCCATAACGATCAGCGAGGTATTGATACTCATCAGCCTTGTTTTGATAAAGCGTTTCAACATCCGCCCGCAAGCGATCAGCAACCGACACCATAGCTTTACGGTCTTCATCGGTTAATGATGCACCACCTTGTTCCAGTGTGCCAAGACGACCCTGAATCCAGTTCATTGCGTTTTGACCGTTCTCAGAACGAGCGTATTCCCCTTCACGTACGACGGAACCTGGGTCAAGCATTTTGTTAAACAACACAATCAATGCCTGGTCAGCAGGACCCTTTGAGTTCGGGTTAGAGAGTGATTCTTGATACGCCGAGTTCATGTTGACGTATGACTTTTCAATATCACCGTATTGTTTGACAATAGGCTCGGCACCGAAGTCCTTACGCAACTGCATTTCCGTTTTCATAATCTCGGCAGGATCACCTTGCATTGCTTTCAACGTATCAATCTTTAACTTCTGAGCATCCAGCTCAAAGTTTTGTTGAGCATTACGTAACATCTCAACTTTGTATTGTTGATCAAAGGCTTGTGATGCTTGCTGTGCAGCTTGGTCTTTTGCTTGTAAGTTCTGATCAAAAAGGATTTGATCCTTTACCACCTTCATACCTTCCGTCAGTACTTGAAATGGAATACCAACCTTAGCTGAAAGCGTGGCAAGTTGTGCCTGGCTGTCAGCGGACAAATCATCAATATCAAGACCTTTAAATTGAGTAAGAATAGCGGCAAGGTTTTGACGTGCATTGTCTTGTAATGATTGTGCTCTCGCAAATGCGCGATCTTCATTAGCTTGAATAGCGTCCTTCATTTTAAAAGCGACATCCAAATCTTGAGCGGCGTACTCCAACAATCCTTGTAATCCTGCAAGCTGCGTTTTGCGGTTGTCCTGTGCAATACCGAGACGTTCCGTAAGGTTTGCCTCCTGTCCTTGTAAGGTTTGTAGGATAAGATTTGCTTGTCGTTGTAATACAGCCCCTTGTCCGATAAGAGGTTCCATAGGGATAGCCTGTGCAGCGATCTTATTGATACCTGCTTGTGCAGAAAGGTCAGTGTCAGTGATTTGTTTATGGAGATCAGTAAGTGCACCTTGCAGCTGTTGTTCAGTGCTATTAGGAGAGAGCGCATTCATAAATTGCTCACGCAATGCAGCCTGTCTATCAAGAACATTTTGAATCTCAAGATCCATCCCCGCTGTAGAGTTCGCTGCATGGAGACCGAGCGTAGTACTGATGTCAGTAGCAGATGGTGTACTCCCATCAAACGCAGATGATACTGTTTTTGCACCAAATGTTGTGGGAATATCAGTTTTAAAATCTTGTGCTTGTCCTGCAACGTTACCCGCAAATGCCTGTCCTACAGGTAAAAAGGGGGAGCGTTCTCGTAGAACGATATTTGCAGCATCCTTTACGGACATTTGACCGAACTTGAGAAGTTCCGCAGCGGTAGCATCACGTCCAAATTGTTCTTTGAATAAAGCATTGACAAAGGCCGTGTTTGCAGGCTTATCAGGGGACGTAACTGCATCAGCAATCCCAGGGATCTTATAGTTCATCATTGTTTTAAGCTCGGCAGGTGTGTGGTATTGCACTGCCGCCGCTTGTTGTGCAGGAAGCGCTGCAATACTGACAGGCGCAGGGGTACCAGGTGCTTGGTAAGGATTAAGCTTAGCCAGCTCAGGGTTCGCTTTTGCAGATTCATTATAAATATCTTGCTGAGTCATTCCTGCAAGGCGGGTGTTATTTGCTTTAAATTGCTCAGGTGTCAAAAAGGAAGGATCTTGCTCATTCTTTAACGTTTTCATGTCAGTAAATCGCCCCGTAGAATCAATCACCATTCCAGAGTCTCCCGCAGTAGTCGAAGAACCCGATAATCCCCCATACTTTGTCACTGCATCGTTATAGGTAGCCAATGCCTTTGCTGCATCACTTTGAAAAACCGCGTTTTTTGTAGCCAATTGCTCGACACGTTTCGCTTCATTCTGTAAGCCAGTAATGTATTGGTCTTTTGTAACAGGAACAAAGCCCTGCTGAATAAGGGACTGCTCATTTGCCGCATCTTTAGGCGCAGCAATCTGATAACTGTCGATACCATTGACGGTCGTCTTGAAGAATTTATTTTGTACTGGGATTGGATCTGCCATATAGAATGATTATATCACGGTAGTGAATTACCAGATATTAGTTATAAGAACTTTATCCGTTGCGATAGCAATACACACCTTACGAGACGTTGACCCTGCGGTGGTAGCAATAGCCCCTGGTGTATTGGACAAATAGTATTGGCTTCCTATCGATACTCCTGTGACATCAGCCGCACCTGCGATGGTTATCTCTCCTTCTTCGTTTACTGCAATCGCCTCCCGAGCAAAGCCTATAAAGTTTTTACAGAGATAATTGTTTGTCGTTGCATTCGTTTTATATATTTTTCCCGCAACGTTTACCACTTCATACACTTTGAAATACAGCTTACCGTTTGATGCTGACCATGAACTGCCAGAATCTGCTGATGTATTGGTCCCTACTCCTCCACTATTGTCCCGTACCACACCTGTATTAGCGTCAGCTCCCGACGACGATTCACGAATAACGATGTGATAATCCGTATTCGCAGACACCGTAATAGGTGTAGAAAAGGTGAACGTTACCTCTGTCGTACTGGCGTTAGAGATTGAAGCGGATACATCAGCTGACCCTAGATCCGCCCCTGTAGGCGCTCCCGCAGAATTAGCACGAATTGAGCATCGAAGATTCTCAACACCCGTAGAAGTGGCATTAACAAGCCCTATGACGACGGAGGCGATAGTAAGAGCACTCGCGCTCGTCGTAAACTTCTGCGATGTCCATCCTGTGGTGGTAATAATATTGCTGTTTGACCCAGTGGTATTGCTATCAAGCAAATAACTGGACCCATCGGCAAGCGCGACCGCATCATCCTCAGCGATGGCCTCTCCTGCAACAAATGAATAGATCAATGGCGCATTGATACGTGATAAACCCGATACCAACAATGACAAAAATTCAGCATTACCATCAGAATCCATTTGCCACCCTGATTTTTTATGTACAAATTTTGGTGAACGAAATACACCGCTTTTAAGGACAGAGCCATCAGGCGTAGCCTCAATGTTGGATGGCAATGGAACCATTACAGGTAACGCCTCTTGTTTGAATATTGTCTCTTTGTCGGCCATATTAGTTATTGACGTAATCAATCTCAAACGTAATCGGTAGTCCAGGTACTATCAACGCAGTACCGCTACCTTTCAATTCAAGATAATAGTTATTGTATCCAATTTCTTGCGGGTAAAGCACAACTTGTCGTTCAGAACTGGCAAAGTTGGTGCTATTGATGACAGGTAGTACTCCTGATCCTCCTGTTTCGTTTTTAGAGGCATCATCATACAAAATCTTTGGGGTAATGGTCATATTTGATGCCATTGCTTGACCGAGAGGGATAGTGATCTTTTTAATTTGAAACGGTCTGCCAATGCGATACATCGGGCTTTGGAATAACCAGGCACCATACGTGGTAGAGATTTTATCCAGTCCCTTACCAGAGTCATCCGACCAACCAATAATAGGGCGTGTTTTTGCAGCACTCGCTTGCTCAAAGAGGCGTATCGCTGATACCCATCCATTAGTGCCCGATGATGATGCTTTAAAAGGCGTATGGATACCCATAGGAATAGCAGAACGCTTTGATCCAATAGACTTAACTACTGCTACGGCATCAGGGTCAGTCATAGATCCTCCAAAGTAAATACGTGAAAGCTCAGCCTCCACAGCATCAGGGAAAGGGGGGAGTGAGTCTTCATAGTACGCAATCTCCTGAACACTATAGCCTCCAGCAAATACCGACACACGGCAACCCCCTGATGTATTGCCAGAAAATACGTATAAATTACCGTTTACATTTTTCACCGCTGTGATAATTGGATCAGGAAACTCATGCTCAAATATCTTTGAAAAAGAATCATCAGTCGTATTCCAAAATGACAATTTCGCACGTGACTGCTTAACCGTAGCATTAAGACCCTCCACTAATGCAACACACAAGTCAGTACCATACGTCTCAATAGCGGTAGGCCACTCACCGTACGGAAAATCCAACGCATTAAACGTTGATGCATCGTTGGTATCCCCTTCAGCCGATGACTTGCTGGTACGGATGTAATGCAGTACCCCTTGATTTCCCACCACATCAGCAAAATACAACTTGTTATCGGTATGACGATGCATTACATGGTTAGGAAGCGTGATACCACGTAAAGATGGGTAGGTAGTATTGATAAGTGCCGCTTTGCCTAGTGTAGACGTCCAATAATCCTGTACCAGTGATGGTGAGCCATTTAACGGACCATAGCGGGCGACGTCAGTCTGTTTGGCGAGATAAAGATAGTTATCGTAGTATGCTGCCCCATTTCCGTTTGCACTTGATAATGCACTACCTGAGTTGAGAGCAGTACCCATAGCAAGAGAGCTATTAACAACGTGAACTTTCCCATCTGAACAGTACACATAAGCGTTGGTATCTTTAGGATTTACCACAATCCATAGCGGCACGCCTGTGATTTCTGATGCCGAAAACTTCGCCATGGAAGTCGGACGAATCATGCCTGACATTTTGACACCGCTATCTGTCAATGGAAAATCAGGATCAATGGCATACGATGCACGGAATTGACCAGGTGAAGAAAAGTATTCAGTAGGTGACTCACCACCGAAAATCGACTCCATTTTTATAGTGATGTCTGCCATATATTATGATTTATTTTGATTAGTCCATGTACTGGTGTTTTTTGTTTTATTAGTCCATGAAGCGGTGTTTTTTGTTTGTCGAAACCATATAAGATCTTGCACGGTACCATTCAGACGCAAAATGATTTGACCGATGGGAGACAGTACAGAGATGGTGTCTAAGACTACTTTAGTAAAACCTTTTACAATCGCAGTAGTGACAGTAACCGTATTAGAGATCGTACGCGTTAACGCTTTCGATAATGCGGTTGTATTGGTTGTAGTATTCAAAAATACTTTTGTAATAGAGCGCACGATAGGTGTCGTGGTCGTAATGCTATCGAGTACCGTTTTGATAGCAGTACGCACAACGGTAGTACCCGCTGTTGTGATCGTTGTTGTGTTGGAAATGATTCGTGTGAGACTGCGTGCAATGAGTGTTGTTGATGTCAGTGTTTGTGATAACACCTTTGTTGTTGCACGAACAATCGCCGTTGTTGATGTGGTAGTATCAGTAACCGTCTTTTCCCATGCCGTCGAAATGTTGTAGGTAACGACCAGCTTCGGGTCACTGCTGGTACCCGATTGATCAGCGTAATAACAATAACGGTACGAAGCGGCACTACTCGACCATGTAACAGAGTTATCAATATCACCTGAGCACAGTATGGCGAACTTAGATACGCCTGTTTTTGATACGTTTGATAATCCTGTGGCATTAAATGCCAAATCATTGTAGGCCGACGTGCTATATCCCGTTAGAGATACATCACTAGAATTTTGACGCGTATATGAAACTTGATTGTAATCTGCCGCCGCTAATGCTGTATTTGATGCAGGAGTAGATGTCGTGACCCCAATTGATTGGCTCAATCCATTTGACCCCCCTGCTTCACCTTTGACAGAAAGCGTTGCAGCGGTAACGGTAGCTGCATCATCAATAGAGGAAGTGTCAAACAAAAATATGGCACGATAATTGTCAGAGTATTGATCTGTTGTCGATGTAGCCTGTAAATACACTAATAAATCCATTGCTGATGTATCTTGCTGCCCTGCCGTACCTGCGCCCGCACGGATGTTAGTGAGTGTTTGATCGACTCCATCACGATGAACAAATCCATCAACCGTAGCAGACTCAGGGTTGGCATCAGGGTAGGCCGTTAATGTATCAAACCCATAGCTAAGCGCAGGGGCATAGCGATCAGCAAATACACTGTCCCAAGCATGAATAGCCCACCATAACGGTCGGAATGCGAAATAAATGCGCTTGCCAAACTTTGCATGGGTGCGAAAATCAGCGATCACCTCATTATCACTATTTCCTCTTCGTAAAAAGCGATTAGGTCCAATAGCAATGATACGTTCCGTCTTCAGACAATCAGACTCTAAAATGCGTAATACCCAGCGAAACCATGATTTTGTCAAGGTATTATTCAACAAAAACAGTAACAAGCGCTGGTTTTTTTCAAACCATTCCTCAGTAAAGGCCAGAAATGGCCCTCTATTTTTGTTCGTCGATTGCTTCATAACCATTTAGTGAACAATAGGACGCTAGTTGATCTTGCAAGGTATTCTCAATAAAAGGGCGATCCGTACCAACAGAGAAGTAAAGCGTATCAATATCAATACTTCCCTGTCGTACGTACGTGTTCTCCATTTCTTTGGTAATAGGGTTTTCAACCAACTCAAAATCTCCATAATAGAACATCGCCTTGACCTCGGTCTCTTGGCGACCTTCTTTGATATACGAAATTTTGTAGTCAGCACGCATGTTAAGCGACTTTTACTTTGTAAGTAACGGCCAACGTATCACCTGATACGACGTTGACCGCGGAAAATACATTGCGACCAACAAGGGTACCACTTGATGATGCATTTAATAGACCACATTCAGTGACTGCTTTTGTGCCAGAGACTGTAAAAGTCTTAGCAACTTGATGGGTGTCACCTGTAACGGTTGTCGTCACCTGTGAGATCGTACCCTGAGCACGCGTAAGCCCTGAGTCACTGATTTCTGTCTCAAGCGTAGTATCAGCAGCGTTTGCAGCAGTAGTGCCTGTGCCAACACCAATATAGTCAGCTACCGCAGAAGACGTACCTCCCATACGAAGTACAATTTGTGCAAACCCTGCGTTGGTAACAAGGTTTTTAACACCCACCGTATCGGTCATATACCCTGTAATACCTAACAGATTCGGTAACGCAAACCCTTTAAGGCGTAATTTATGCGCCCACTTAAATTCAGCAAACTGTTTACGAATCGAACCGTCTGCTTTACGCACTTGGAGTTCGAAGAATCCAGCTGCGTTCATTGTGTCGTCCATACTATTAAAATGATTAATAAATTATTCCATGTTTTCCATATGAATGCGGATACGCGGTGCGCGATCACGCAATCGTTTGGCCATGCGAGCTTTAATCAACGTGATCAAGCCATCAGGACCATACAACTCGCTCTGTAAATAACTTTTGATCTCTAACCCCTTACGCGCGGCAAATTCCAGTGCCACCATGTGAGCAATAGCACGGTCGCCTGGGTCATCAAACCCAATCTCCGTGGTGGTGGTAGCGGCGGTCACCTCATTCGCTTCACGACTAAAGTACACCTTGAGACCTGCGGTAGTAGTAACTGATCCTGATGCAGGGGCAGCGTCGAGGAAAATGGATCGTCCTTTCACCCAGTAACAGGTTGGTGTTCCTGTAGACTCGCCATAATCAGTCAATGCTGTAGGGCGCTCTGTCTCATCCATTGGATGAATGCGGTAGTAATTACCTGCACTGTCTAATACTTCCACACGTTCAATGGTAACAGCACTGGTAGGGAGTGAATAATCACGCTGACCAACCACTAAGTCAGTGGTGGCAATAGGGAGATCAGTAAAGCTGTTGTCATCAATCTCCCACGCATCAGACGCCTGAAATAAAATCATGACAAGCTTGTGTTTTGCAGTATTGGTAGCACGTGCCTTAGCGGCAAGAGAATATTGAGTCGTATCACCTGATGGGAGACCTACCAGGTCGTTGACGTAGTGGACAAGGCTGTTGTAGGCATTGCCTGTATCGTAGAAGGTCATACGGTTGATGTAGGTGAAGGATTAGCACCGCCAGCAGAGGCTTCCATCATCGGTGCAGCATTTGGCATAGCCGCAGGCATACCAGGTACGCCAGCAGGAGCCGCAGGAGCAGGCGCACTGCCCGCACCAAAGAGCTTGATAGGGTTCTGACCAGAGCGATTCATAATCATGTCAAGCAAGTTCTTCACAATAGGAATTTGCATTGCTTGAGGATTTGCAGAGAGAATCTGGAATACCGTCGTGAGTGACTCAACATCAGCTGATGCAACGCTTTCACCTGTAATATCAATTTCAATATGGTGTTTGAGATCTTTGTAGTACGCATCAGGAAGTTCACAATGCAAACCGTCCTTACCCATAACAGATTCTTCAACACGAGCACGTTCCCGTGCATATGCTTCAGGGGACGGATACTTCCCTGTTTTTTTGTAAAACTTTTGTATTGCCTCCCACATGTGCGCATCAATAAGAAAGCCTGATACTTTTTCTAGCTGCTCGGCTGTCCCATCAAACTGGAATGTATGGGATGCACGCTTCTTCTTCATAAACGCAGGCAATACAAAATCCCAAATGATCTCTTTAATGAAAAGCGCAAAGTTTTCACGCTTATAGGCATAATGAGAGTTTACGGCTTGAGAAAGCAACGCTCCCATACGGAACGGTGTTCCCGACGGTAATGCTTCACCTGTGTTGACCTCAAACGTAAATGATCGTTGATTAGAATTGTCATTGATACGATCAAATACGAGGTTGTACTGCGGTAAATTGCGCTCTTCCATTGATACAGGCGTGAGCTCAGACTTAAGCGTCAGCACTTGGCCGTTAGCAACATCGGAAAACAAGTTTGCGGGAGCCGTATCATCCCGCGTTTGAAAAAGCTTCTTTGAAGACCAGTGCAATGACTTACGTTCAAGATGGGTAATATCATTGTGATATTCCTGGTTAACAAACAAATCTTCCACAATACCCACGCCTAAACAACGTCCTTCCTCTTCCTCCCAGTGGTAAATCTTATAAGGCCACTCATCAACCTCAGCAGCGTCCAGCTCAATAGGGGTGATCGTACGGTCCGATTGCTTAGGATCAGTGCTGTAGAACTCAAGTCCCGCTAGGATAACGCGTCCTCGTGCAAAGTCTTTTGACTCAGTGTCTTTTGCATCTTTAACAAAATCAGACTTATTACCATATCCATACCACTCAATAACTTGTATAGCGGTGCATTTCTTTTGTTTGTATGTTTCTAATACATTCTCAACCGCCTCAGAATCCCACGCACGTTCAAGTGCTTCCTCACGAAATTCATCAGGCGAGTAAATGTGTTTTTCAATAACAAAAGATGATTTTTTGATATTTGACTGCGTAACATCCCATGCCATATTGCGGATATTGCACAACTCAGGTGTACCTTGGCAGTCTTTAACAATAGCTGACCCATACCGCGGGGCAACCTCAGCAATACGGTTAAACAACCGTGCAAAACCTTCATCCTTCATGAATTGCTTCAGCTCGCGCTCAAAAAACCATGCGCGATAGTATGATTCACCATCCTCCGCAATAACGCGTATGTCTTTTGTATCAATATCAATTGCTTTGGTGGCTGCATTACAGCGAAACTTTGTGATGTTTGAAAATAACTTTTTAAAACCTTCGGAGTCTGTGTTTCCCTTAATAAATTGAGAGTTGTAATATCGATCAATCTTATTAAGCGTATTCGGCAAATTAAATGTAACACCAGCAGTGATCACCGTCTCTTCACGTTCCACCTCATCCAGTTGTCGTTTTACTTTTGAGAGTATTGAAGTTTCCATAGAAAAACCGAGACAGAAATATATTCATGCCTCGGTCTCCCCGCAAGCTTAGTTATTAACAGTATATTAAGCGCTCTCAAGTGTGTCAATGTGACCAATCAAAAATGTTGTCACACCACGCCATTCTTTAAGCTGTGCTTGCGTACGGCCGAGCATCATCTCTGCTGACTTATCACCCATCACCATCTTACGCGTGTAATACGTTTCCATGAGTGCTGCACGTGCAATATCTTTCCTCATTGAAAGGAGTAAATCCTTTGCTACTTCCAGAGACAATGCATCATCTGAAATCGTTGATAACTTCACAGACATAGGCTTGATCTTTATGAGTTAATGAATGAGACGATGGAAGGTACAGGCCATGTGTTTGGAGATACTCCGCATTAGGTTGGGGATGGTGGAGCTTGTACGGAGGATTGTTGTGATAGGCCGTAAAGAATGGCCGTGACTCGATACCATACTGGTGCAGATGGTCCATCAGCTCACCACGACGGGCAGATAACACCCCAAACGCCCACCAGATAGGATTAGACTCCAAATCTCCGACTAATGGGATAACATTATTGGTCTCCAAATTGCGGTAGTAGTACGCAGCCATAGCACGCTTGGCTTCCAATATAGACTCAATACGCGAAAGCTGAGAGATACCCAATGCAGCGGACATAGACGGCATACACAACGAGTAGCCCATTTCTTCATGGTAATACCGCACAGGTCCCGCATATTGGTCCTTCAGCAACCGTACGCGGTTTGCGTACACTTCATCATCGGTAACCACCATCCCTCCCTCACCAGTAGTGATCGTTTTATTGGCAAAGAATGAAAACACACCCATATGACCAAACGATCCCACCTTTTGCCCATCAATATCAGCACCATGCGCCTCCGCAGCGTCCTCGATCACTTTGATCTCGTAGTCCTCAGCCATCTTCATGATAGAGCGCATCTTTGCAGGGAATCCATACGTGTGGATTACCACCATTCCACGAATATCGGACCATTTCGTAAGCACGCGGCGCAATTCAGCAAGGCTTAGATTCCCCGTTGTCTTTTCAACATCCACAAAAATAGGGGTATATCCAGCCTGTATGACCGCATTAGGCACGGCGATATACCCAAAAGAGGGAACAATCACTTTCGCGCCCTGGCCGAGGTCAAGGGCTTTTAAGGCCAAAAATAAAGCAGATGACCCCGAATTGACTGCAATACCATAGTCAGTCCCACAATAGCCTGCAAAAGAGGCCTCAAAGAGGGATACAACGTTGGTGCGGCCTGAGATCTGGCCTTCACGGAGGATATTGGTGACGTAGTCAACATCATCCTTGGTGATCTCAGGTTCAAATACAGGAATTTTTCTCATAAAGCATTTTTTCAACAAGTTTTTTATCGGTTATAACAGGCTTCCACCCAAGGGCGAGCTTTGCCTTACTGGCATTGCCTCGTAACAACGCCACATCGCGAGGGCGCTTGTATGCAGGATCAATGATCACCTTGAGAGGTTTTTTTGTTACCTGCTCAACCCACGATACAAACTGCTTCACTGAGGCAGTCTTCCCCGTCGCAATCACAAAGTCATCTGCTTTTTTATACTGCAACATTTTCCATGCCATCATCATATACTCAGGGGCATAACCCCAATCACGTTTTGAATCAATATTCCCAAGATGCACCTCTCCATCAGGCACGGCATTGATAATCTTTTTAGTAACAAAGTTATCACCTCGCCGTGCACTTTCATGGTTAAACAAAATACCGTTGGAAATAAACATGCCATGCGCGTCACGATAATTCTTTGCAATTTGAAATCCGTAAAGCTTAGCAGTGCCATACGGAGACACAGGATCAAACGGTGTCTTTTCGTTTTGCGGGTTTTGTTTTGGGTCACCTGAATACAACTCCGATGTAGAAGCCTGGTAAATACGAGGCATAATACCCAATACACGAATAGCCTCTAACAGATTAAGTACACCCACCCCCGTCGTTTGTGCGGTGTACCATGGCGTCTCCCAGGACACCTGTACATGAGACTGTGCCGCCAGGTTATACACCTCATCAGGCTGCGACTTTTTGAGCGCCCATAATAGTGAAAAAGGATCAGTCATATCCCCATAGTGGAGATGGAGCTGATCACGAATATGATCAATGCGTCCTGTATTAAAAGAGGATGCACGACGAACTAGGCCATGCACCTCGTACCCCTTCTCTAGCAAGATTTCCGCCAGATAAGAGCCATCTTGCCCAGTCAGGCCAGTCACAAATGCCCGTTTCTTAGGCGAACCGTCCTTGTTTGTCTCGTGTTGCATAGTGTATTTCAATCTTACGATGCTCACTGTTTGATACTAGCTGTAAGTTAGATATCTTGTTGTTTTTTTTATTTCCATCCTTATGGTGGACATGTTCAGTGTTCAGTAATCGACGTCCTAGTTTTTTCTCCATTACTAAACGATGTACATATCTATCTGTTTTTGAATCGCGTACATACCCATCTGGTCTTGTTTTTGTACCGCCCTTCCATAGTGGGTGATTCTTTCCACTGTTACCTTTAAAAAAGCATCCACGACTACAATACTTTTTCACTTTAAAGTCAGTGACGCTTTTACATGATGATCTATCAAAAGACGTTCTACACACTAAACAAAGTTTGGGGGGGAGTATGAGTTTTTTCATATTCCCCATTATACCATTAGTGCTCTTTTATTGTCCATACGATTAAGTATTTACGTCCAGGGAACCGTTCTGACTCGATAGTCTCCACGACAGGAGTACCGTAGGCAGAAAAAAACAAACGTAGATCGTTCTCGTCAAACTCCCAAAGATGCTCAGGATCATCAAACTCCAAGTGAGGCGTTGATAGGATCATAATACCCCCTACTTTACAGATGCGAGCCATCTCTGACACCAGTAATGCAGGGACCTCCATGTGCTCAAGTAACTCACCTGATACCACGGCATCAAACTGCTCCTTTGTGTAAATCGTGGTCGTTGCATCACCCACGTCATACACAATATGAGGATAGTCAATACGGAGACGTGCGATGGTGTCCTTTGCAAAGTCGACCCCATGCACATACGGATAGATATCCGCAGCTTTGGGTAAAAACGCAGAGACCCCGCAGCCTAACTCAATAACACTCTCAATGCGAGGGTGTGTAGCAAGAAGCGCTAGATAGCGATCCTGCCGCAAGGTGTTCTCCATGTCCACCTGCTTTCCACTAAATTGTTCGTCGAAATACTGTGGGGTGTTGATGTTCCCCTGTCTTAACCGTTTCATAGCTGAATAAACTCCTTATACTTCCGTTTCAGAATACCCCATGAATTAGCAGCTGCCCATTGCTTTCCCTCCTTGGAGTAGGCGGAAATGTCGGTGTCATACACCGCGTCAATGCACTGCGCTATATCACTTGCTTTAATAATAGCACTTTCAAAATCCATGCCTATACGCTTCCACTCATATCCAAAAACGGGAATCAATAAATCGCGGGGAAGCCATGCGTTAGTAGGGTAGCGGTCTGCTGCCATGACTGCTAATCCAGATGCCCACGCCTCCTGCATGGGGAGAAAGGAACCGCCAAACTTATCAGGCAATATAAATACATCACCCTCTTTCCAGAGATCCTCGTAAGGTACCGAGCCGTTTATGATGGTGATACGTGGGTCAGATGACTCATAACCACCGTTCTGGGCGCGTAGGATGAGCTGTGCGGGACTTTTGACCATCTCCCAGGCATGTAAGACCTCTAGGGTGCTATTACGGCCAAGTAATCCACCATGTCCTGCATTATGAACAAACACCTTCGCCTTTTTGCGTAGTTTCCACGATGCCTCTACAGGTATATTAAGACGAATGATAGGAAGCCCCACATCTTTGTACGTGTCGTAATCCAAATCAGAGGGTGCAATGAGCTTGTCAGGCCAGTAATACGGCGGATTGGGGGTGCACTCATAGTGGGTCACTAAGATCGTTTGCTTACCCAGTGCCCGCGCTTTTTTAATAACCTGCCAGTCAAAAAACGTTTCAAATGCAATGATAGTATCACACTTGTCGAGTAGCTCATCTATGCTTTTGCATGCATTGGGATACCAGTCTTGAGTAGGGTAATGAGAGTGTGGCACCACGTACATCTCGTCAATAAGACCATGATCAAAAAACGCCTTGCACTCAATGCCAAGGCCCGACTGGGTGGCGTAACAAATAGCCCCTACACATCCATATTGCTCGGATTGAACCATATATCATTTTTATTACCTTGTAATGACACAATAACTTGTGCATGATCTTTGTACTTTTCAATAAATGCCTCTGAAGAAATACCCATGGAGCCAAGTGAAATAACCTGAAATACCACCTCCCAATTACCGTGTACAGGATCGTTATAATCTCTCACTTCAAAGGTGTAATCGGGATGTAACTCATGTGCCAGTTCAATCATCTTCGGCGAGTAATCAAACCCCTTATACTTCTCAGGCTTAAAGAGGTGCGCAAATCGTCCATAACCACACCCAACATCAAGCACTTCCTTATCACGAAAAAATGACAGAATATGATTTGCAAATTTCTGATGCTGCACCGTGATACCACTATGCCAAATCATGCCTCGCAAATCATGACGATTCTCTTCTACACGCTTGTCCCAGTATTCAATGCTCATATATCTTTTAGATTATCTTCCCTCCATTTTTTATATACCTCAGGGTGCGCGTATAGCTCTCTTCTAAATGGACGCTGACCGCCAATGCCACAGAACCCATCCCATATCGAGCCAAGATCAAGGAAAAAGCTATCAGGGATCTTACCGTGTAACCTCTGAGCGAGAAGTGCCGCAGGAATGCCCGCAGCAATGATATAGACACCTGGTTTTGCATACGCCAGTGCTGACTCAACCGCCGCATCAAAGGTGCCATCCGTCCAGCAATTAGGATATCCAATCTCAATGAAATGGTCATAGTTAAGAAAGTCTAGTTGTCGAAGCGCCTTATTACTTATGATACACACGTTCATGGTGCGCAGTTGTTTGATAAGCGGCCCCAACGTCGCTGCCTTCATATGTTCATTCCACACGTTCTTCTCAACAAACTCAATCTCGACAGCCAGTTTATTCAACACACGATCTACCGCAGAGTCATACTCGAAGTACTCGCGTACTTTCTTGAATGTATCAGGTGCTGCAAAAAAGAAGTTGTCTCGTTTGAAACCCAAAGACTCGTACAGCAGGTAACACAGGTCAGGTACATACTTTGTGCCCTCGCAATTCTCAGTAAAGCGATCACCAAACGCATGATTAAAAATAGCTTGCCACTCTCCATCGCCATACATACCAAGTGAAAAGTAGTCATTATTAGCCAGACGACTAATATACCAATCAAGAGGGTGATTGATTAATGTCATAGATGAGCGGTAATAATAGGCTTAGCACCCCAATGCAGGATAGTTGTATCAACCTTCCAACCTGCCTTATTAAGCAAATCTATTGCCGACTCAACCGTACACCCGTAAAAGTGATCAACCTCATGGCTTTTGTTTTCATTGCACTGAACAACCAGGCGCTCCACCCTGTCTTTAAGCCAGATCAATAACGGTATCTGCTTTTCTCGTGGAATGTGATACAGCACACATAACAGTAATGCCACGTCGTATTTAGGGAGATGCTGCTGCACCGTGATATCCTGCTCCAAAAACGTAACAGGCAGTTTGCGCTGCTCGTAAAACTCCATAATCAGGCGGTGAAACTCAGCACCTTCAATAAACTCATGATCCACCCCGACAACATGGCGGGCAGTAAGCGCACAGTTGACCGTTATCCAGCCCTCATTACATCCAATGTCCAAGATATATTTGTCATCAGGTTGGATGATGTCTTTTAATACATCCCATTTCTTAGTGTTTTCAAAATACGTCGTAGGGAGATGAGCTTCAATGTTTCTAAATGAGCCATAATCCAGCGCGTAGTAGTTGGGACCAAATACCATCTCACGTGCGCGCGTCGTCCTTTTAAGGAAGTCCTCGTCAATTTCATTGTATGCAAATCGGTAAAGCTTTGCGGGGATAGTCTTATGACCCAGGTGTTTCATGATTGCGGCACGATGGGAGCCGTCCAGCTTTTGACCAGTTACCTCGACAGCCACGGGTGTCTTAAGACCGTCCTTTTTTATCCATTGGTACAGGTCATAGAAGCCTGCAATACGGTTGATGGTAGCTTCTTCGCCCTTTAACGCAGCCCAGGAACGAAAGTATGGCGTACGCTCGGCCAAAAGTTTAGGCTCTGCCATCTCCAGATCAGAAACTACCGCATCAAAAAGCGTTAATGTGTCCAGCATCGGCTGGTAATTCACCCAATATAACTCCCCCGTATCCTCATTAATAGCCACTGTATCAGCCAGGAAATCGTCAATGTTTATAGTGACATCCAGCGCAATGCGCCCTTCAGTCTCCAATAAGAGCTTACGCTGCTCCATGGTGGTCGTATGTAAAAGATACTTCATAAAAATGGGGTTATTTCTTTAATAAGCTGCTCGCATCGATGACGATAGGTGTGGTGAGCCTTCGCATGATCAAAGCCTGCTCTGCGAATAACATCACGTTCAGCATCATGGCGAACAAAATAATCAATTTTTTCTTTGATACCCTCAAAGTCACCATATTGATAGGGGATAAAGTGTTTGTAAGGGGTAAACTCCTGTGCAAAACCAGGTATTTCAGGAAATAACAGAAAACCACCTCGTCCTATGGTCTCATACACACGGTTGGACCAGTAGTAGGGTGAAAATACTGAGTCGCCAATAACCACCTTTGCCGAGGCATAGAGTGTATTCAGCTGAGCGTTACGTATTTCCTTACCCTTACCTCCATACCAGGCAAAATTGCGATCATACGTCTTCGTAAGCCAATCAAGTAACTTTCGTCTATGATCCCATCCAAACCATTCATCATGACAAGAGGTACCGACAAATACCACATCATGTGCATACGCAGGATCAACCTTTGCAATATAGGCCTCAGGCTCATAAATGCCCTGTCTCAGCGTTATATGACGTTTTACGCCCAATGCAGCATATTCCTTGTCGTGTCCTCCATCAGTGGTAAATACAATATCAGCCTGGAATAGGGGATGTGTGTGTATTTGCCACTCTCTGCGGGTATTGATCGAGAGATCCCAAAACCACCCCACCTTTAGACGCTTGTCTCTTTTAAGCATTGCTCGTATCTCACGATCTTCGCCATCACGAAACCAACCCTTTGAGAATAAGATCACATCATAATCAGCCTGCAATTGAACTCGGACCGCATCCTCAGTCGCATGAGCAGTATTTACCCGCTTTACCATGTGACCCATCGACTCCAGCGTATTAGCAATATAGACCTCAGTGTCATAAGGCTTTTCAAATACGCCAAAATAAAGGATTTTAAGCATGCTGCTTTGTTTTATGGCCTTTTAATGCGATCTCTGTTTTACCTTCCCAACCACAAAGAGGGCACGTTGGAAGTTTTGGCGCAACAGGTGTCTCAATTTTTACTCCCAAGTCAACCTCTCCGATATAGTCAAACATCTTGCTGACATGACCATCAACAAGGCAGGTGCGCTTTAATGTACTCTCAAGATCCGTCTCAGGTACATCAATAACGCGTCCATCTTTTACTCTTTTGACATAGTGAAATTTCATAGGCGTTCCGTTTTGTTTAGTAAAGTAGGGTGTTGCTCGAGGTTGGCAATCGACGGCCAATCGTAACTGAGCGAGGAGTCCTGGGCCATCAAAGGGGCGCATTTCACATTCACGGTCAAGGTCATCGTAATAGACTCGATCTTTGTATTCGGCCTTTGGGTCGTACTTTTTATAACGATCTGCTTTACGTTTTCGGTCGCTGGCAAGCATAAGGCCGAAATGACTGAGGTAGAAAGGAGCGTGCCACCCATATTCGTATGCAAAAGCTGGAGCCAGTCCACAATGCAGTGGGGTGTTTTGGAAGGCGAGAGAGAACTGTGGTGCGTATTTGAAGAATCGGACGTTCCAGAATCGCTGGATGCCTGCTCCATGGGCGAAATGTTGCTCATCATTGTAGTGGTTAACCACCAAGAAGTAATACGCGATTTCACCTGTACAAGCCAAAGCTTCAGCTTCTTGACGAGTAAACGCTGGAGCAAAGGCTTCGTCAGAATCAATGGCAATAATCCAATCAGGGCAAAGAACCGCGACACGCGAGAGCAGGTCTTGTTTGATGCGGGGTTGATACTTACCCCATTCTCGGTTGTCTTCATACTGCCAAAAGCCATACGAACGTATCAAATCTTTAGTTTTGTCGTCAGCGTTATTTGTAGCGATAACCGCATCATCACATAGTCGTGCAAACTCTTGTAAAGAATGGTGAAGGTAGCGGTCAGCTTCTCCAGGGCCACACACCATGAAGCCAATGATACGCATAGCTTATCGATTCATTGCCTGTCCCATTTTCTTCAAGAACGGATCATTAGGGTTAGCAGGCTTGATGGTGCCATCACGCATACCTTTACGCATATCAGAGTCCATACGATCAGATAACTCACGCTGTACTTTCTCATTGACCACCTGGTCATACTTTTTGACGGTCCCATTTTCAATGGTGCGAGCAGCACGCTCACGCAACTCACGGGAGAGCTTGGGATCGTTAGCCATGCGCTCCGTCATTTGATACACCTCGTTAGGTACATTTTGTACCACATTACGAGCAAGAGGATCATATTTCTTGCCCATTTTCTCTAAACGATATCGTGTCTCTTTATCCATATTAAATAGCGATACGACTTAGCATACTCTCCACTGACGAATTACGTTGACCTGTCACCGTCAGGTGATCGTTAGGCGGTAATGTCAGGTCTTTCTTTGCTTCCTCCAACTCAGCGGCACGCGCCGCATTTTGTGCAGCCAACGTATCTTTGATGAGTTTTTTAATAACCCCTTTGCGGCGTGACACTGCTGTCTTTTCCAAGATGGCGTACTGACGTGCTTGCTCAGCCATCATCATGTTGTAATACGTTTGACCAGTTGAAGTACCAAGATAGGTGAAACCAAATGTCACTGCCTTTTTGTATGTTGCGTACGCCTCTGATGCTTCACACGAAAACACCATCCCATCACGGCGTTGGAAAAAATAAACCCGTTTAGGTAGTTCAATGTTACCCACGATTATCTCATCGGTGAGAGGTGCGGGACCTGCTGGCATATTCATAAGATTGTTTCCTTTATGTTGCTCACCCCTCCCATAAAGGTAGGAAGGGCGAGCAAACAATCCTTGCAGCGTAGAGCGCTGCTATCGACTATGAGCCGATGAAGGATGACGAACCATTGACCACAACACCAGCAGCGTCACGGAGTTCTGCAACACCATAGATGATGTCAGAAACCGTAAGCATACCGAGGTTTTGGATAAGGTTATCAGCCTGTACACGAACCTTTGATCCTCCAGGAGTCTGTACGGCAAAACCGAGACATGACTTGTGGAGTAAGAGGTTACGGTAGGTCTGAAGACCTGACACAACGTTAGTGGTCTGGAAGATTGGAATACCGTAGAGGTGACCAATCAAACCACGTGAGACATCCATAGGTCCGAAGTTACCCTCACGGATAAATGACTGACCGAATACAGACGTACCACCAACAGCCTGGCTCATATCGTAGTACTTTGCGATTGCAGCGAGCTGCACCCAGAAAATATACGGATGGATGAACCATGCACACTCACGAATGTCGAAGTTGGCAGACATGAGCTTGTTGATAGCAACACGTACTTCAGAGTCATTCAACACAGTTGCGGTATCACCCGAGCTGTTAGTTGAAAGACCTGACCACAATGCAGCGATGTCAGCTTCAAGAGCGCTGGCAAGGATGCCAGCAGTCTTGCGTGCATATACTGCGTTGAAGTCATAGCTGCGTGAAAGCTGAGCCTTGTCCTTATCACCGATAATGTGCGCAATATACTTGTGCGTATTAACGGTAAGGGTGGTATCAACTTGTGCAGGACCAGCGGTCGTAACTTCTGCACCTTGTGTTGACTGCGTTTGAGCAGAGAACGTGTTGGTGTAGATGTCAGGAACGTGGAAGATATCACCACCATTCTGAGCAAATGGACTCAAGTCAGTGATGAAGTTTGCGAAGACTGTTTTTGCAAACAGTTCTTCATTGATGATCGGAGTCCAGACTTCTGGTACGAAGGCTGCAACGTCCGATGCAATGAAAGGATCTGATGTAACTGCCATACGAGGCTAGTGGCGGGAAGTTATTCACTATCACCGCGTGTGTTACCCCTTGCAACGCGATCATTGAAGGCCTCTCGGCGTTCAGCGTCGGTTTTCAGTTCACTATATTGCTTTCCCTTGTAAGAGATAGCAGCAGAGCGTCCTGTAGGGGTTGGGACGGCACTTTCTGCTTTTGCTTTCCTACGCATTGCTTCAATACCCTCCTTAACGATGGGATTCTTCAAGAGCTGTGAGATGGGAACCTTAAAGGATGATGCCTGCTCGTGCAGGTCAAGAATCTCTTTGTCGGTATATCCCTGTGATCGCAACTCGACGACTTCCCTCGTGTTAAGGTCCGATAGTGGAGCTTTTGTTTCAGGTGCAGCAGCAAGCGCTGACTGTCCCTTAAGTGATTTAAGTTCAATCTCGGCTTTTTTGGCTCGTGCAAACAAGCGCTTGTTAGCCTCTGCCAATTCTTCTGGCGATTGAGATCCGTCATCTTTCGGTGCAAGTGTCTCAATATCACTCGCGTCGTCCTGTTGTGAAGAGGCAGGCAACTCTTTTTTTTCTTCTTCCATAGGGTTAAGAGCCTAGGCTCAATGCTTTAAGGGTTAGCTCCCAATGCTTTGCAGCAGGTCAGCTCAGAGTTTTCACTCGGGAGCCAACCTGCTAGAAATCATTCCATGTCAGCACCTGACATATTGATATGGGCGTCTTCTTTCGCCCATCCGCGTAATGGTGCAATGATGTCACGCTCAATTAATGTTACTGCATCACGACGCACGTCATAACTCAAATCAGAACGGACATTACGTACATCTGCATGGAACTGCACGAACTCCTCAAGCCACTCAATCAATGCTTGCCCCGCTACCGAACGAGCAATAGTACGCAGCCGTTTTAACTTTAATTCTTTTGATGAGAGTGCCATATACAAAAAATGCTATCACTAAATGTCGTTGATTACAATCTTTTGTTCACGTACCACAATGAAATAATCAGGACGGCCATTCTGATCCTTCTTTATTTGAATATACTCAAACGGCCTCAACTCACGTAACAACTCAATGACACGCGCTTCGGCTTTTGAAATATCATTCAGAATCATACCCTGTTTTTTTTATAAGAGTTTTAGTACTTAGCATTGCCGAAGCACGGGATGGGATAGCACCAAGCTTTGTGCCAACATCCCACCATGCAAGCGCGAGAGACATAACACAGTCATCATGATACCCCTCAGGCGCACCGTAACGAATAAGACCAGACTTCGTAACTTCATATCCAAAGAGGTTCAATTCCTCAATAAGTTCAGGTATCTCAGGTATCTGTAGCTTGCGTTGTTCTATGCCAATCGCCAAGTTGGTGACAAGGTTTGATTTTGTAGCAGACGTAAACATCACAGGTTCAATGAACATACCGCGTGCATCCAGATCATCAATGATCGGCTGGCCCACTCCTGTAGCGTCAACCTTTGCTCTCCCTTTACCATGACGACGATACAAAGCTTCGATGCGTGCTTTCTGTAAATTGTAGTCAATCTGGTTATAACGATCAAATACTTCCAAGCGATGATTGTAGCGGTTGATACCCGATACCACTGTCCAGTCCACCAACTTTGCAAGGTCAATCCCCCATTCATACGTTGCTATCTTATCTGATCCTCTATTCTCCTGCGGCTCAAGATAGGGACCAAAGATAATATCTTGTATACCCCTAAATACCACTCCTCCATCATCAGACTCGCGACACATAAACTCCTGATCAAAGCCTGCCTGGGTCATGGTTGAGCGCGCTTGTGCAATCTGCTCCGTACCCAAGATACCTGACGACTCCACATCCAACGTCATGCAAAAGAAATTAGGATCACCCGCATTCATACGACGTTCAAAATCAGCATAGATATCACGCCAATACTTACCTGTAGGCTTAGGCGTTCCGATAATCCATACCCACATATCAGGATTAGCCATCGCAATAGGCAGGATAATCTCGTTCCATACCGCAGGCTTCATCATGTACGCTTCGTCTAAAATAACGCCCTTAGGGTTAGGACCACGCAGAGAGTCAGGCTTGTCAGCACCTTTGACCACCATTGATGAACCATAGAGGAAATCCACCAGTAACTCGGAATCATTCTTTTTGACCACAATCTCACCAGGTAGGTATTTGGAAAGCATTTCTGGATCACGCCAGACAATCTCCTTACCTTGGGAGTACGTAGGGGCAACATACCAGTACACGCCTGGCTTCTTTTGTGAGCCGCCATACACCGCCTGCTGGATAAGATGGTTGATAGACAACGCAGATTTACCCGCCTTGCGATGGATCTTCAAAAACTTGAACCTCGATGGGTTCTGGAGCACCTTCAACTGGTACGGCCTCACTTGGGGGTCGAAGTTGTACGGTATTTGGATCGCCATTGTGAAATAATAAGATATTAACAGTACCAGGCTCACCTAACAGGGGAGTAGCACCAAACTCATCCTTTCGTTTCTTTTCAAGATACCACTTAGCATGGTTAGGATCATCCAAAGACTTCACTACCGCCCTGCGAGCCTTTAAAATAGGCCTTTCTTTCAATAAACGCTTCCTCTCCAGGAATCCTGGATTTGCATTTTGATAGTTATAGAGCGTGGAAGTACCAATATCCGCGTAAACACACGCTTCTGTATCAGAGCAGCCTATCGCAAAAGCCTCCTCTAATTTGTGGAGTACCGCGTCGTCAATAAGGGGCGGTCTACCTACATCTGCCATATTAGCTTATTTTTACGGCCTTTTGACCTGTATAATCCTCCCAGCGTTTGATTATGACATCAACATATTTGGGGTCCAGCTCTACGCCATAGCATACACGGCCTGTCTTCTCACACGCAATGAGTGTAGAACCAGAGCCAAGGAATGAATCCAGTACGATATTACCAGGAAGGGATGAGTTAGTGATAGCACGCGTCATGAGCGCAACAGGCTTCATAGTGGGGTGCTCTTTATTTTTTGACGGTTTGTCAACTTCCCAGATGTCAGTTTCTATGCCGCCCTCTTCAATCTTGAGCCAGGACGTACCATCAACGTCTTCGCGCAGTGTTTCCTTTACCACATCACCCAGGTTACGCCTGCCAGACCAGTAATGAGAGGAACCTTCAAACCAGCCATAGAGAATAGGCTCATATTGACGCTGGTAGTTAGCACGACCAATGGTAAACGTGTTTTTGACCCAGATAATGAAGGTAGACCAGTGACCACCACATTCTGTGAAAGCTTTTTGCAAGGTATGCAGCTCAGAGGATGACATTGCAATGTATACATCACCACGCACAAAGGGCTGGTTGAAACCAAACTCTTTTATGGACGCCGCGATCTGGGCGATCTGCTTCTTGGGATGCTTCTTAGCGTTGCGCGGATAAGGGGTGATGTCATTGATATGCATAGGGTGTTTCCATACCACTCCCCCACTCAAAGTGAGGTGTCTCTCATTTCCCGATAAAACCAAGAAAAAGGGACATCCACAAGAGGGGAGGGGAGTGCGTTTATTGTATATTTAAAAGGTTTCTATGTTTTGGCATCTACCACTCCCCCACTGGGTTTTTGAGCAGATAATGACCCGTCTTCGTTAAGAGGGGAGTGAGCTGCGAGCAGTGCCTTATTAGGCAAAACGCAATGACCACCAATAGGACCAGGAATAGGCTGCAACACAGGGCGCACGTACTCAGGATATCCCAACTGTGTATAGCCTTCGTTGTAGGTGGTGTTAAACAACGTATAGACCTCATGATACGGCAAAGCGTATGCGTCGCACAATTCCTTTGCCTTATGGGCGAACTCTATACAGGCACGGTAGTATTCAGTATCAAGAAGTTTCCCTAGTTCGGTAGTCTCCGCCTTATCGACAACACATACCTTCATACCAGCACGACGGAAATAATCAGCCAACTCCCCTGCTTGTGGGCCTCCGAGGAACTTCACAAATGTCTTGATCCCCTGATCAAGGTTAGGGTGCAGACCGCGGATAGGACTGTGGACAGCACCTAATTGAGTACTGGTACCCACAGGAACCGTTGAGTGTATCACGGTATAGGTCGGAGTAAACCTGATCTGGTATGCCTTCACTATTTCAATAAAGGAAGCCTGATCAAGACAAGGGATGCAAATATGAATAATGTCATAGTGAGGTGCCCAATTTTCAGGGTGCTCACCATGTATGGCAGAATCGTACACATCAGGCTTATACTCCCCTCTCAGGTTCATAAGCAGACCCTTCCCTACCTCTCCAAAGCCAATAATGAGCGACGTCATACAGTTTTTCGTTTATAACGATTATTAAAATGCGTGGGATTGGCGCGTTTGAAGCTATCAGAGCAGGGGACAGAACAGAATTTGCGCGCTTTGGCTTCCTTGGGGGTAAGCTCCATTACTTTGGGACACACAAGACACATAACGCGGACGCGGGATACGCTCATATAATATCGTCAACGCTCCTGATAATGCGGTACACAAAACCAAGAGACTCAATAAATGATTTAAACTCTAACTGATTAGGGTTAAGTTTCCCTTTTTCATTTTTTATCTCCCAGAACTCAGTGCGGCCACCTGCATAAAACACCATAAGATCTGATGAGCCACGACGTCCAAAGCGAACAAACCGTCCTTGCTGATTCACCATCGCTCCTGTGTTATTGCGAATATAATATAATTTTCCCATATTTTGCTGTAATTGCAAGTAATGCATTACGGCTGTTTGTATCAAAGATTCACGCATAGGGTCATTGTAAAAAAGAAAAAGGGTCAATTAGAGACCCTTAGGCACTATAATTTTTCTCTTTCTGCTTCTTCATTGTTTTTCCTTACTTCATCAAAAAACGCTTTGAGATGTACCTCATCAGCCTTGCGTAATACTTCGCCAGAACACTCTAAACAAATAGTGTTTCGACTTAACGTAATATACGCAAATTGTTTCAGTTGGCCGCAACTACAACATGTGATCATATATCTCCTCCTATACCATCAATATACCCCTTAGGACCCATCTGCTTTGCCATGGTTATAAGATCAGCGATTTGACCGTCGATCTTAATACAATCAAGACAAAAGTGAAACGGTGGCTCCCTATCAATACCGATATGGATCACCGCCTTTCCTTTTTTGCACAGTACGCATTTCATGTCACCCTCCTGTCAATATCAATATGTAACACACTCCTGCGATGAGAATCGCCCCAATGAGCCATTCCATCATTGTCTCCGTTTTCATTCTTCCCGACTCCTGTTGACCGTGAGCTGAAACTCTATAAAATCCACACAGTTATGAGGAAAAATGACACCGCTGTCATACATTCGCTCAATAAAATCGTGGCACTTACGACATAATGTAATCCCATTTTCAACCGTATCTGTCCCTGTCTTCCATGATATGGGGATGATGTGATGGTTGGTGAGTATATTGTCAAAGTCATGAAGACTATCACACATACGGCATTTATACCCATCACGCGCCAATACGGCTAGCTTCACTGCCCTGCTCCTCCCCTTGCTCATCTCATCCCTCCTTATTGCGTGCCAGAAACTGACTAAGGCTTTGTACAGGTACGGTAATAGAGGAAATATCTTTGTGGACTTTGGCAGGTTTAGTCTCTTCACTGGGCACCTCCTCATTCCTGGAGTCGTTATACTCACGAATAAACGACACAGGAACACCCGCACCTTTTTTATTCTCCATCCACACATCAACCGAGGCACCCTTTGCAACATACAAAAGCGTATTACGCAAAGCGATCTCTAAGAACAATTCATCAAAAATAGGGTTCCAATAGATCTTTCCTTGCGCTACCAGTTCGTTTCTTTTTTCAAATGCCAGATCAAAACTTTTCTGGTTTTGATGGTATCCCATCTGGGCACGATACATATCAGGGTGGACCGAGTTCGGATCGCCCCGATGGCATGTAACGCACAGAGTAATACCATTAATAACTGTATTCACTTTTGACAGCGGCCATTTTAAGACCGATGTCGCATACCGAAAGGGCACTATGTGATGCACTTCCATTTTTTCATTGGAACCGCATAACACACATTGCTCAAAATCCCTCGCTCTGATAAATGCACGCTGACCATCCGTATACCCATCATCACGCCTTCTTTTCTTTGCCATCTTTAACCTCCTTTGGTGCTTTTGCACACCCATCACATATCGCCAATGCCGTGGCAAAACCGTACTGACCGTCAAGTATTACAAAATAGCGGTAGCACAGTAAGCAACTATATGTACTCATTGTCAATGTACCTCCTCAGTTCTCCAATCCTCATGTGAAGTATAGCAACTGTGAGAGTTGTGACTATGCGCAATCCTATAAATATGGAGCAGCCGTTGTGCCATCTCACGTTCCCGTTCTGACATTGAATCAGGACGCACCGCAAGGACATACGCTATATCTTCACAAAAGTCGTCGTCTACGAGATTCTCTATTGCTTGTAGTGGGTTTTGCATGAGTCGTCAGATTTAATTTTTATCGCATAGTCATAGTCGGAATTGCCTGTCCACTGATATTCCCAGATACCACACGCACAGGTATAGGGAAAAGCGAGACTACCATTTCCTTCAAGCTCTTGCTCACAGGTAGGACAATGGGGGACCAGTTGTCTAACACGTTTATAGATTGGTTTCATATAACAATCTCAGGTAATGACTTACCCATCTCTTGTCGCCATCTTTCCTTTTGTGCATCACGACGACGACGTACATAATCCGAAGCGGGATAGAGCCCTTCTTCTTGGAATTTACGACGCACACGGGTAATAGACTCGGGAGAGGGGAGTAACACAATATCCTTAAGCTTTACATATTGCTCGTTATCAACGCGCGCAATATGTTCCACGTGGAACAATGACCACACCGCAGGTACGAGAATCTTATCGTCATTGCGCGTTTGTGGGTACGTTTTCAAACAGTGCTCAACTTGTGCTTTTAGGTTCATATACTTGCTTTATGAGTTGATGAGTATCCTTCCCTGTTGCAGCACGAATAAGCTCGCGCACGGCCTCGCCTGTGTACTGCGCCATCTTAAGTTGCTCAGATTCAGGCAAATGTTTTATTTGTGCGAATGCAACGTCCATAAGGAAGTGAGAAAAAATATGTGTTGCATTAACAAGATCCCGATCAGAATACCCTTGTGGTGTTTCAGCATTGTTCAAGCATAAATCAGCAAGCCATTCTGCACTGTCAGAAATCATTTGTTTGCGTTCAATCATATTAAAAGTCGATCCCGTCACCCACATCAATCACATCCAATCCATTGTCACGCCACATACGGATTACACGGGGACGGTCGTCAATGACTTTATAAATAACAGAC